GAATGATGCTGTTTCAGTCGTTGCCAGCGATACGGCTGTGTGACCAAAGGCAATGGCGTACTGCTACACAACAGGGCCGCCAGTCAGTGCGGCAGACACTGCGCCTTGCACCGTGACACCGTACACAACCAAATTGCGGCCTGTGATGTTGACACTTGGCACAGGGTTCTGGAAAGCAAACAGAATACCGTCACTGTTCGCCGCCAATGTCGGGTTGACGTTTACCAATCCGCCAAGCGTAGTGGCACCGGCAATAGCTGCCGTGTTGGTTGCTGCGGCTGCGGTAGGCGCGGTGTTGTTGGTCCACCACTGGGTCTTACCTTGCGTATGACCGTTGGCACCGATGTATCCGGATAAGCCCTGTACGGCTTGCTGAACTGCCCACGGCTTAGGAACCTGAATGTCTTGCAACGTGATCGTCAAATCAGACACGCGCATCGTGTTGGTGTTAGACACTGCGCCTGTGTTGTATTTCATCAAGAACGCAGGAAGGCCAGTGCTAAGGAACGGCTGACCGTTTGCAGATGGAACAGTGAGCGTCCCAATCAACACGTCATCGAACCAGAATTGAATATCCAGCTCCCCTACGACGATAGTCGCCTTGTACAACTGTCCAACGCTAATTGATCCAAACGACTTAAGTACGCCAGTTTGCGTAACCGACCCGTTAAATGCCGCTACACCAATCAGACCAGCCGTGGTCAACTGCCACCATACACCATCTGTTGGGATCGTTGTCGCTGCCGATGGCAAGCCAAAACCGGCAAGGAACACTTCGTTTGTTACCAGCGCAGCAGTGAACTGGCCAAACGTTAATTCAAACGTCAACGGTGCAGTACCTATCAATGGGAAATATTGATAGGTACGCATGAACGCGCCGTGGGCGTTAGTCGTACCCTGAACAGCCGAGAAATTCACCGTTCCTGCGCCTGGCTGTGCGGCTGTCAGCGTGGCGAATGTATAGGACCAGTTGCTTGTGTTCTGCGTTATAGCGTTGAAAGAGTCAGAAAACAACACCGTATCCATACCGACGCGCAGTCGATAGTCTTGTGTCGTCTCTGGCGACGCCAACGTCGGTGTACCAAGCGTAGTGCCATCGTCGTTCTCGCTGAAAATCCTGACACCGCCCATATAGGCGTCAGTCTGCGTAAGCGCGACCTTTACGTTACCCTCGGCGTCGAGGTTACTGCCTGTGATTAATGTATCAAGTGCCATTGTTATAACCTCTTAGTCAGCCCAAACGTAACGCACTGTCCATGCGCCGCTCAGTTTCTCAATTGATCGTGCGTAAATAGTGAAGCCTACGCCTGCGGTCGGCGTGCCGCATGTCAGCGAGGCAAATACGGGGAAATACCGATGGTCTGCTGCCGTGTGATTGACGCTAGTATCGTCTGCCATCACCCATGCCTCCGCCTTGCTGGTGGCGGATATGGTGGTCAGGCCAGTGACAGCAACGCTCGCCTCGTTCGCTCCGGGATGCGAACCAAAGTTGATAGTCGCCGTCCCGGTACCTGTTGCCATTAGGCGTTGCCCTCAGTGATCGAGGCAGACGTGATGCTGACCACATCGCCAATGCCGATGCCCAGGCTGCTCAGGTTGATGTTTGAGCCGGACGTGCCGACAGTCAGGCCCTGCATGACGAGTGTCGAGCCGTCTGACTTGTAGATACGGGCAATGGCTGCGGTGCCTGCTGCCGTGGCTGTACCGTCGCTGATGGCGTTCAGGGTCAGGACGCCACTGCTGGCGGCACCTGCGAATGCCGATGCATTGCATATGCACTCAACCAGTTGGGAGGCATAGGCGGCCGTGTAGATGCGGAGCTTGGCCGAGGTGCCAGCAAAGGTCGTTATCTGGTCTGCACGGTTGTTCCGCAGAGTGGTGTTAAGGCTGACAGGCATTGGTGTCGCTCCAAGCAGGGATTGCAGTAATCATAGCACACGGTTTGTCAACCCTCATGCTATCTGTAGCTTGGGTTGCTTGATGCTCTTGGCCTTCTGCTTGTCTCGGAGACTGACCGACAGATAGCGAAAGGCGTCTGCCGCATGGCTGGACCAGTCGTGCAGCGGCCTCGGCTTGTACTCCTGACGCCTGTCATCGTACTCCTTCCGATAGTTCCGCAGGGCTTGCAGGCCCAGCTCGCACTTCTTGGCGTCGAACCAGCAGCGGGGAATCGTATTCCGGACGGCGTTGATACCATCGTCTATGCTGAGATTCGGCACGATGCGGAACTCAATACCGAGCATCTTGGCCGTCTCGATCCGGCTCTTGCCCGAGCCTAGTTCCCTGACCTGAATGTCGTGTGGTGCCCAGTGTTCGCCGTACTTGTAGTCCTTTTGGTCGAGAATCTTGGCGTAGTACGGCAGACCTTCCCCGGAATCCTCGTGGAAGTCTATGATCCGTATTTCCTGCCCCAGCACCTGATAGAACCAGATAGCCGTCGAGTCCCCTACGCCCAAATCCCAAGCAGTGTGTACCGGCAGGCGTGGATCATAGGGCACTTTCCCGATACGGTCTTCGGTCTGCGCCTCTGATAGCTGCTTGCCGTAGTAAGCGCCCTTGATGCTGGCGGTCCATGAGCACTCGTATTCTTGCGCGAACTCGTCCTCGTCCATGATCTTGCGGGCATCCTCAAGCTCGGCGTTTGGGATGACGCCAGTGTCGGACGCCTTGTACACCTTCACGAACCAGTCCGGCTCGTCCTTAACACGCTCCCAGAGGTCATAGAATGGCGTACCGCCCTTCGCAGACCCTATGAAAATGGCTGACCCTTCCCTGTCGCTCAGCGCAGGCCGTAGGACCTCTGAGAAGATTCTAGGGCTCATGTCAGCATACTCGTCCAGCACCACAGCATCGAGGTACAAACCACGCATGGAATCTGGCGAGTCAGCCCCGAATAGCTGGATGCGAGCGCCCCAAGGGAAGTCCACCCTAAGTTCAGATTCATTGACCTTGATGCCTGGAATGGGCCGCGTAAAGTCCTTGAGATAGTCCCAAGCGATCTGCTTTGCCTGCTTGTAATACGGCGCGACATAGGCGTAGCGCGGCATCTTCTGCTGGTTCTTGACGGCCTGCTTGATCAGCTCGTTGATGGCAAAGACTGTCTTGCCGAAGCGCCGATGACAGACCAGAAGGTTCCAACGCTTAAGAGACGCATGGATCTCGCGCTGTAGTGGCCTCGGCTTGTACGGGATGATGACTTCGGTCATGAGCCTCCGATAGGTGCCTGTTGTCCGGTCAGGCTCCGGTGAGGGTGCGCGTCAGATGGCGGTATGGCACGCCCCCTCATTCTTGGTGCCGGCTGTAGGACTTGAACCCACGGCCTGCCGCTTACAAGGCGGCTGCTCTACCCACTGAGCTAAACCGGCCTTATTCCGCCCACTTGATCGTCAGGCCACCGCCCAGCGTCACGTCGCCTTGAACCTCAACGGCCTTGCGCTTAGGCGCAACGTACTGAGCCAGTTCCTTGTACATCGTCCCTGCCAGGTTGAAGTCACCAGAGGCGCGAGCCTCGGCGGCAATCTCGGCCATGCCCTGAATTGGGTCACAGCCCAACGCATCGAGCTTGGCCTGAATGTCTTGAGTGTTTTTGTTCGGCGTACCTTTTTGGCGGCCGCCAGTCTTAACGCCTGTAGCCATCTTGTCTACCCATGTCTACCTTAGACGAAGAAGTCCGGATCGTCCGGCTTATCTGACCCAAACAGCGTCTTCAAGATTGCCGCCCCGCAGACCACAAAGAAGCCTAGTAGGGTTACAGGGATTAGCAAGGCGATAATGCCCACTGCCAGAAGACGCTCCCATAGTTTCATGATAGCACCGACGCCCGCAGCTTGTAGTTAGGTTGTTTTTCAACCCGCTGTATGTCCTCGATCCAGTACATGCGCTCTTGCCCCTCCATGATGTACATAAGCGTAGGCCATTTGGAGAGGACGTTGGCAAGCACCTTGGGGCTGACGGCCCAACGCTTGGCTATCTGCGTATAGCTTATCAGATCCAGATGCCCCTCACGCATCTTGGCCAGTTGTGCCTCCTTGCTGAGGTGCGAGGGCACCTTCTGGATGACACCGCCATTAGCCTGGAACAGGGCCACAGCGGCCAGTAGCTCTTGCCGTTCGGCCTCTTTCTGTCTGATGGCTGTCTGTGTTGATGCTGGCCTGTCTAAACGGCTCTCGATCATCTGATAGCCGTTACCCCACTCGTTCATTGTTCTTCTTCCTCTCAGCCTCGGACTTAATTCTGGCCTTCCACGACACACCCCGCAGGTGTCTAGGGTTGCCAGCATTGGAGACTTCATCGATGGCCGACTTGTATGCCTCGGTCAGCCAATCAAGTTTAGCGAAAGCCTCCAACTCAACAGTTTCATCATAGTCCACAGATCCATCTCTGTAATGGCCAGTGACCTCGACGATCCAGTGACGAGGGTGAACCTTCGCCCACTCCAAGATGAAGCTGCACATCCTTTCCGTAAGGGGTCTTTTGAGGACTGGCCGGCTGAACCGTACTTTCAGGGTACGTTCGCCCTCGGCTAGGTTCCGGTCAATGCTCGACTCCAGTATCAGAAAGTTGATGCCGGAGCCTATGGACATGAGTTCGTAGTGGTTGAGTTTGCCTGTGGATAACTTTTTGCTCATTGTTGTTTTAATACTTTTTCTATCTGCTCGTGTAAGTCTGGCCTCTTGTCTCGCATGATTGCGTAATCCTTTGCGAATCCAATTTGTCCAGTTTCATCATTCCTGGCTAACCAATAGTTTGCTTTTCTTGGTGCCTTGCCAACCGCGCATATTTTGTAAGTTTTCCAGTGGGGGTCATGTGGCTGATCTTTTTTATAAAGATTCCAGTCTATGCCCTCTGATTTAACATCGCTAACAAACCTCCATTCATCACCTATTGGTGGCTTTCCTGCATATAGCTTTTCCATCTTGATGCCCTCGTATTGTCTATAGGGTTTAGAATAAATTGCTTTTTTGTTTTTTTCAATCCAACCCACAGACAAACACGCGCCACATCGTTGGTGGGTACAAAGGGGACAGGGACAACCCCTGCTATAGAAAGGGGGTAGTCCATCTGTCCCCGTTTGTCCCCCCCTTCACTCGTTTTGTCCCGGGGACATTTGTCCCTACTTGTCCCCATTTGTCCCCATTTGTCCCCCCCTCCTAATCATGAGTGAGGATGCCAAAACCTGATCAGAAACTATCCAACCTTTGTCATGATGGGTGATAATTTCGGCAGTCAACAGGTTGTATACTAGCCTGCCTTTCTTGCCTTCCTTGACGTACATCTTGGCCGTTTCTTCACTTACTCCCTCGTTCTCTACAAGGTATTTGATGAGGTCATTTCGGGCCACATAGGGGAATCCAGCCTGCTCTTGAGCGCCTGCTTTCCACCATGCGTTTGATAGTTTTTTGATCTCAGATGAGACGCCTGATTGCTTCTTTTCTGTCTGCTCTGGCTTATCCTCAATGACAAAGACAGCCCCGTAAATGACTTCGCCGTCCTCGTCACACCAGTTGAGGTCTACCTTTTCCAGTCGGCCATACAGCGGCTCAGGGTCGGCCGCATCCTTCATCTTGGTGCAGGTCACTTCTATGAGGCTTTCGTTGTCCTTGGAGCGCGTCACGGCAATGCTGGTATCCAGTGCTGCCCGCCATGCAGATGAACCTCTGGCGCGTACCTTCTCGGCCTGATGTCCAACGTGATGTACCAGCATGACCGAAGCCTGAACAGCCGTTGCGACGATGTTGCAGGCGTTCAGCATGGCCCGAGTGTCACGGGCGCTGTTCTCGTCGCCTGACATGTGGTTATTCAGCGTATCAATTACTACCAGCGTGACAGTGCCATCGGTCAGCGTCCTGATGGCCTTGAGGATCTGCGCGGCAGCGCCTGGGCTATCCATGTCTATCGACTTATTGCTGATCAACAAATTGTCGAGGTTTGTGGTATCGTGCGCCCGCGCCCAACTGGCGACCCGCTGGCGAATACCGTAGTTGCCTTCCCCTGCTAAGTAGACAACTGTCCCGCTGGCGGTTTTTTTGTCATGCCATTGGGTTCCGGTGGCAATCGAGCAGGCCATATCAAGGCTAACAAAGGTCTTGCCGACACCGCTTTCGCCAAACACCATGGCCGTACAGTTAGCTGGCAGCCAGCCCTTGATAATCCACTGCAAGGGTGCTGGCTGGCTAAGAAATGAGGTTGCGCGGGTAAGGTAGTAATCCTCGCCAGACTTCTCGGCTGTTGCGGCCGCCAGCAAGGCATCAGCGGCTTCACTGCCCAAGGCCATTGAGGCTGCCACGTCTGTATCAGGCTCATATCGGCTGACGGAGTGGACAATCTGCCGGATCTCGCTGGACGGTAGTGGTATCTCGCACCGGGTTTCGTTTGCAATGCTGATGGCGGCAAGAATCTCGGCCTCCGACATGCCAAAGCGACGCATAGCACCGGCCAGCGAGGTTAAGCCGTCATTACGATTGCCCTGGATTAGTCCACCACTGGCAACGCCCTTGGCCTCGCGCTGCGTGCGCTTCTTGGCATCAATCGCAATCTTCCAGCGGATCGGCACTTCAAATGGGCCGACGCCTTCAAACGGATCGCTGGAACCTTCCCACTCGTAAGCCCTGCCCTCGATGGTCGAAGGATAGGCCACAAAGTAGCGGCCGCTGCTTAAAAGGTCGATGCCATCTGCCAGCTTGCAAGAACGAATAGACTCGTCCCAATGGGCTAGGTAGTGCTGGCCGCCGCCTGCCGTAAGCTGCATGGCGCAGTCTGGCGGCCTGCCGTTGGTCTTGATCCAGTCGGCCCATGATTCCTCACCGCCATTACGAGGGTCTATATCAAAAACCACAATGCCGGAATCTTGCCCGGCTGCGATGCCGATGTTGAAGTCCGGGTTGCTATTCCACCAGCGGGCTATTTGGTCAGGGTTGGTGGTCGCATCATGAACACCATGCTGTGTGGCCGGTAGCTTGCCATTTGGCACAACCGGCAAAACCCGCCATCCCCATGAGGCATAAGATAGTGCCGCCTCAATCTTTGTTGTCATTGTTTTGGGCCTTGAGTTTATTCTTGGTTTTGACCTGTAGTTCGTACTGCCGCGCCATGGGGGGATGCTCACCCCATCGATAGATTACTTGTGGCCAGACGCCCAGGGCATCGGCCAAAGCCTTGATAGAGCCATAGTGGTCTATGGCCTGTTGGGTTGTCATAGGGTTGCCTCCTATTGGATGGAAACCTAAGCCTAGACCATTAAATAATTCCCATCAAGGTGAAATATCTAGTTGACGCCCTGCCGGGGAATGCCTATTATTTACCTATGCCGACCGGAATGGCCGACCGGCACCAAACGAGGAACAGAACATGAACGCAGTAGCCCAAATCACCACCGCCATTGATGCTTTTTTCGCAGAACAGGATGCCAAAGTGCTTGCATCAGACATTGAATGGGCGATTGATCGCAAGAAAGCCATCGCGGAGTTTTGGCTGTCCGACGAACGCAAACAAATCAATGACCAATTCCGCCTCTATGAAAAACTGTTTGCCATCGCTGGCGGCAAAACTTGGTACAACATCCTTCACGGCAATACTAAAGATGGCGTGATTAAGTTTATGACCAAAAACCACGAGGCTACGATTGCCAAGCGTAACGCCAAAATCGCCAGCAAGTTGATTAAGGCTGGCGTCGAAGCGGTCGAAACCGCAGAAGTAGGTTACTGTATCGACGGCTTTAACGGCTTTTTCAAAATCAACGGCGACCGGATTGTGACAATCGAGTCCATCCTTGCCGGCGGGTACAACATCCAGCGCCTGCACCAGCGGGTACTGGTCAAGGTCAAGTAAAGAAACCGCCCCGGCCAGACCGGGGCAGACCCCAAAGCGCATTTGACAGAGTGTGCTTTGTGGTCTGAAATGACCAAACCGCCGACCGGATTCCCCGACTGGCGTATACAACGAGGAAACGAAAACATGGCTATCAAAGTCAAACGCAGCGGTCAGGCTTTGGCCGACGCTGTGAAGATTCTCACATACGGCGCGGCCGGTGCTGGCAAGACCAGCCTAATCCCGACGCTACCAGCACCAATCGTCCTCTCGGCCGAAGGCGGTTTGCTATCCATTCAGGATGCAGACGTGCCCTTTATTGAGGTCGATTCCATGGCAACGCTCAAGGAAGCCTACGCTTGGCTTTCCAGTAGCGCCGAGGCGGCACAGTACGCCAGTATCGCGCTGGACAGCATCAGCGAGATTGCCGAGGTGGTTCTTAACGCCGAGAAAAAGGCGACAAAAGACCCGCGCCAAGCATACGGCGCGATGCAGGAACAGATGGCGGATATAATCCGCGCCTTCCGCGACCTGCCAAAGCACGTCTACATGTCGGCAAAACTGGAAAAGGCCCAAGACGAAATGGGTCGCATCCTGTATAGCCCCTCGATGCCTGGCAATAAGACCGGCCAGCAGTTGCCATATTTCTTTGACGAAGTGCTGGCCCTCCGTGTGGAACGCGATGCCGAAGGCAATACACAACGAGCGCTCATGACTGACAGCGATGGCCTTTGGGTTGCGAAGGATCGCTCCGGCAAACTTGCCCCATGGGAACAGCCAGACCTTGGTGCGATCATCACCAAGATCACCGGAGGTGCCAAATGAATCCGCTTAAAATGAACATCGACGAGCTTTCGTCTGCATGGATCGAGGCAAAAGAAGCCGAGCGCGTGGCGGTCGAACGCCGCCGCGCCATTGAGGATCATCTTGCATTGGTCATGGAGTTGTCGCCTGAACTCGACAGCACCGTGACCAAAAAAGACGGGGCCTTTGTCATCAAGGCCGTAGGCCGCCTTAACCGCAAGGTGGACAGCGAAAAGCTCCAGGAACTGGCTGCCGAGGCTGGCCTGACCGATCACCTCTCCACGCTGTTCCGCTGGAAGCCTGAAATTGACATGAAGGCATGGAAAGCCACCGACCCGTCTATTACCTCGCCACTGGCTGACGCCATCACCGTCACGCCCGGCCGCCCATCTTTCACTATCACCACCAAGGAGTAAGCCATCATGGCATTCTTAGACCAAGCGATTGAACTCGACACTCTCCCGCAAGCCACTACGTCCTACGAACTGCTGCCGCCAGGCTGGTACGATGCCACCGTGGCCGGCGCTGAGTTGCGCGACACCAAGACCGGCGGCCAGATGATCGCTGTGAAGTACAGCATCCTCGGCCCGACGCATCAGGGTCGGTTGGTGTGGGGCAACATCAACATCCGCAACGCCAACCCCAAAGCCGAGGAAATCGGCCGCCAGCAACTGGGCGACATTATGCGAGCCACTGGCCTGGCGCGTGTGACCGACACCGACCAACTGATCGGCCTTACCATGGGCATTAAGGTGGCCATCCGGGATGCGCAGAACGGCTATGAAGCGCAGAACGAGGTAAAAGGCTGGAAGTCCACGCAAGGCTCTGCCGCCCCGGCTCCTGCGTTTGTTCCACCGTCTGCACCGACTGCCGCACCTGCTGGCAAACAGCCACCCTGGGCCAAAAAGTGATATAGTGACATCGCCCCGGTGAAAGCCGGGGCATCTACTGCAAACCGATACCGAACCGCAGGACAATATGAAAATACCAGAACCGATGCACACGCTGGCATCGCTGATTGATGTTGCCCACGAGGCAAGACAGGAACCACCACGCCCGCATATGGGTTGCTCACAACTGGGCCATCCCTGCGACCGTTGGTTGTGGCTTAGCTTTCGTTGGGCCGTGGTGGAACAATTCCCCGGTCGCGTTCTGCGTATGTTCCGGCGTGGCCGGAATGAGGAAGCAACCATCGTGGCAGACCTTCGCGCTGCTGGCGTGACGATACACAGCACCGAAGGCGCACAAAGCCGCGTGAGCCTCGGCTGCCACATCAGCGGTAGTCTGGATGGCATCATTGAGTATGGCGTCCCCGAAGCGCCGCAGAAGCGCCATATCGTGGAATTCAAAACCCACAGCCGCAAATCCTTTGACGATGTAGAAAAGGATGGCGTCCAGAAGTCTAAGCCACAGCATTACACGCAAATGCAATTGTATATGCTCGGCTCGATCATGGGCGATGGCGTACAAGGCCCCGGCATCGACCGGGCGCTATACGTCGCTATCTGCAAGGATGATGACCGCATTTACACAGAGCGCGTGCGTTTCGATCAAGAACACGCACAGCACGCATTAGATAGAGGAAAGCGCATCGTGGTGTCCGACCGGATGCCGGAGCCGCTGTCCACAAACCCATCGTGGTACCAGTGCAAGTTCTGCGCGGCTCATGAGTTTTGCCACAAAACCAAGCTGACAAAGCAGGTCAATTGCCGTACCTGCGCGTGGTCTACGGCCAAGCCTGACGGCACTTGGCGTTGCGAGCGCCACGATGCAGACAATATCCCTGTCGAATTCCAGCGCACCGGCTGCGAGGATCACGCGCTGCATGACGATCTGGTGCCGTGGCAAACGATACCTGACGATGACGTGCAGGTTTTTAACATCAACGGCCTGCATATCCGTAATGGCCGCAAAGATGCCGTGACATTTGCCAGCGCCGAACTAATTGCCAATCCAGACCTATGCACAAACGCGGACGCTAAGGCTTTGCGTGCGGCTTTTGGTGGAACAATAACGGAGGCTAGATGAATGAGTTGGCTCTTTTCGCAGGCGCTGGTGGAGGATTGCTTGCATCGCAACTGCTTGGATGGCGAACGGTCTGCGCTGTTGAACTGGACTGGTACTGCCGATGCGTTTTGGTCGCCAGACAGAATGACAGAACATTCGGACATTCTTTCCCGATATGGGATGACGTTTGTACTTTTGACGGAAGACCGTGGCGCGGCAGGGTTAATATCATCACTGGAGGCTTTCCTTGTCAGCCATTCAGCACAGCCGCAGCCGGGAAAAATAATGCCAATGATCTTTGGCCGGAAATGTTCAGAGTCGTGGCAGATGTCGCTCCCAAATATGTCTTTGCCGAAAATGTATCAAAAGATGCAATCAACAAAGCCTGCGACGATCTTGAGTCGTTGGGTTATAAAACCAATGCGGTATCCCTTAGCGCGGCAGACTTGGGCGCTGACCACATACGGGAAAGATGTTGGTTACTTGCATACACCGACGACAAAAGCGAATTACTGCGCGGATTCAATGCAAAAATGGCCGGCGTGTCAAAACTTTCGCATGGTGTTTGGCAAAGTGACGCCAGAAGCGCACGAGTATCTGCTGGGATGGCCCATAGGGTGGAGCGACTTAAAGCCACTGGGAACGGCCAAGTTCCTGTTGTGGCAATCAACGCATTATGGATATTAAGCCAATGAGACCATACAACCCTAAGAGCCATTACAGGCACTTAAAGCGCGAGGACGCAAAGCGCATACGCGATCTGTACTTCTCGCGGCAGGCTACGCAAAAGCAATTGGCGGAACAGTTCAAGATCAGCCAGTCGGCGGTGTGTCGGATTATCAGCGGGTGGACGTGGAATGAACAAAATTTTATTCGGTGATTGCCGAGACATCATGCGCCAATGGAAAAACGATGGCGTGAAGGTACAAGCCTGTGTCACCAGCCCGCCGTATTTCGGCCTGCGCGACTATGGGCATGAAGGACAGATAGGGCTGGAGCAGACGCCAGAGCAATACATTGCCGCGATGGTCGAAGTATTCCGTTGCGTGCGTGACGTGCTTGCAGACGATGGAACGCTGTGGCTGAACATTGGTGATAGTTATGCGGCACAGCGAGGCGGAACTCATATGCCAGCGCAAACGGTGTCTGGCGGTGTTAATGGAAAAGGTAACGAGCGAGCATTTCGAGGAATGGGAGACGAAAAGCGCGGAGCATCCCATAGAAATGCAAGCGCCATCGGACTTAAACATAAAGACCTAATTGGCATCCCCTGGATGCTCGCCTTCGCCCTTCGCGCTGATGGCTGGTACCTACGGCAGGACATTATCTGGCACAAGCCTAACCCCATGCCCGAGAGCGTGCGCGATCGCTGCACTAAAGCGCATGAGTACTTGTTCCTGTTGTCAAAGTCGGAGCGGTATTTCTTTGACAGCGAGGCGATGAAGGAGCCGGCTGTCAGCGAGAAACCAGCCGGGAATAAAACACATAAGTACGTTGGAACTGGTGACCCAAAGAACGCCACAAAAGAGGGATTAGTAAAATTGTCAGGAGTTAAATGGGAAGTTCGCAACCGCCGCAGCGTCTGGACAGTCGCAACACGCCCATACAAAGGCGCTCACTTCGCCACGTTCCCGCCCGCACTGATTGAGCCATGCATTCTTGCTGGTAGCCGCCCGGGCGACATCGTGCTGGACCCGTTCATGGGTAGCGGAACCACTGCTTACGTTTCAAAAATGAATGGCCGACAATATTTGGGATGCGAATTAAATCCTGAATATCAAGCATTGCAAAATGAGCGTATAGATTCGCTTGGAGGTCTTTTTTAATGCTTCGTGACTACCAACAACGCACCATCGACGAACTCTATAAATGGCTGGCAACACACGCCGGGCATCCCTGCGTGGTCATGCCGACCGGCTCCGGCAAGTCGCATATTGTCGCGGCCCTGTGCAAGGACGCACTACAGCAGTGGCCGGAGACGCGCATTTTGATGCTGACGCACGTTAAGGAACTGATAGAACAGAACGCCGAAAAGATGCGCCAGCATTGGCCAGATGCGCCGCTGGGCATCTACTCCGCCAGCATAGGGTTAAAGCAATTCGACCACATCACCTTCGCCGGCATCCAGTCAATCAGGAAAAAGGCGGCCGAGCTAGGCCATGTTGATCTAGTCATCATCGACGAGTGCCATCTGGTATCGCACAAGGATGAAGGCGGTTATCGCACATTGTTGTCAGCTTTATCTCACATCAATCCGCATCTTCGTGTGATAGGGCTAACCGCTACGCCGTACCGGCTTGGTCACGGATTGATCACCGACAAGCCAGCCCTGTTCGACGCCCTGCTTGAGCCGGTGAGCATTGAGGAGTTGGTACACAAGGGCTATCTAGCGCCTCTGCAATCCAAGGTCACCAGCGCCAAGCTGGACGTATCTGGCGTGCATAAACGGGGCGGCGAGTACATCGAGGCCGAACTACAGAAGGCGGTTAACACTGACAAAAACAATTGGGCCGTGGTTACAGAGGTCATCCGTCTGGCTGGCGACCGAAAAGCCTGGTTATTCTTTTGTGCTGGCGTTGATCATGCTAAGTCAGTGGCTGACATATTAGACATGCTTTCTATACCTGCTGCCTGCATCACTGGCGATACACCAAAGGCAGAGCGTGAACGAATTATAGAAAACTTCAAGGCAGGATACTTGAGGGCGTTGACCAATGCCAACGTGTTGACCACTGGGTTTGACTATCCCGACATCGACCTTATTGCCATGCTGCGTCCCACTATGTCGGCCAGCCTTTACGTCCAGATGGCCGGGAGAGGTATGCGGCCCAAGAGCCATACCGACCACTGCCTGGTGCTAGATTTCGCTGGCGTAGTGGCAACTCATGGCCCTATCACTGCTGTGGTACCACCAAGCAAAGGCGGGTCTGGCAATGGCGAAGCGCCAGTCAAGGTATGCGATGCCTGCGGCGAGCTGGTGCATCTATCGGCCCGGCAATGCTCGGCCTGCGGTATGCCTTTCCCTGAGCCAAAGGCCAAAAAGCTCAAGCTGCACGACGATGACATTATGGGCATCGAGGGTAAGGTGTTGCATGTCAAGTCGTGGACATGGCGGGTGCAGATAAGCCAAAAGAACGGCAAGCGGATGCTGGTGGTGTCCTACTATGGCGGGTTGTCTGATCCGGTCATCAGGGAATATTTGACCGTCTTGCATGATGGCATCGCCGGAGGCAAGGCCAGGAACATCGTCAGCAAGTACCTGCTGGACTGCAACGTCACGCCTTCCGAGGATATGGAGGAAACAGCCAGACGCCTGACTGCTGCAAAGCCGCCAGCCCAGATAGAGTACAAAATGGACGGTCAATATCATCGAGTGCTACGGAGGAAATATGAAACCAGAGCCGCCTAAAGTTGTGAGAGATTGGAAAAAACTGATTGAGTCATATCCGCCGCGTTGTTGCCATACCTGCTGGAACTATACTGAAGCCGGGCAATGCAGAGTGTTCCACATGGAACCGCCCGAGCGTTTCACGCAGGAGCTTGATCAATGCGACGACTGGGAGCAGGACGTACCGTTCTGAGGACGCCAACAGAGCATGAGGAACAGCGCGAGTACGTCCGGTGGTTCAGGCAGGCATACCCCGAGGTCAGGATCATGGCGATTCCCAATGGCGGCGCACGCTCCCCGGCCACGGCCGGCCGGCTCAAGGCCGAAGGGGTCAGCCCCGGCGTGCCTGACCTTTTCGTGCCGGCGTGGGGCCTGTGGGTCGAAATGAAGCGCGCCAAGGGCGGCAAAGTCAGTCCAGAGCAAAAAGAATGGCATAGTTACCTTGCAACTTGCGGATACCGTGTTATTGTTTGTCATGGGTGTCCTGATGCTATCAACCAAACCCAACAAACGAAGGAAACAACCAAATGAACGAAATGAAAAGCCGCCTTCTTGGCGCTGTGATGATTGCCCTTGTCCTCGGCTTTGCCGGCTCCATCCTGATTGGAGGTGATGACGAGCAAGGCCAAGAAGATATGTATTGTCAGATGGTGGCTGACGGCTTATGGCCTGCATACCGCAAGGGCGAGGTGCATTGTGACTAAGATATGCGCCATTGCCGGCTGCGAGTTCCCCGTTGGCGAATGCCAAGAACTGTGCTGGCATCCGGAAGAACGCCGGATGGATATTATCGGCCAGAACGGCAACACCGGCGAACATTACCAAAAGGCCGGCAGCGTGCGTGTCACGGTCATGCAGGACGGCAAGGTCGATATGGAGTACATCGCAAGCTGGTCCGGTGACAGGCGCGACGTGCTGGAGCGTGCCACGAAGTTGATTCAGATGCTCATGAAGGAGGACAAATAATGGACCAAAACAGCGTTATCAACCTCGCCATCCAGTCAGGCGTTATCGACTCGGCCGACATTAACAGCGTGCATATCCCACAAGGATACATAGACGACTTGGCGGAGTTTGCGTATTTGGTGCAGCAATCCGAACGCACAAAAATAATCATCGAGTTGGAATTGTATTTTGACAAATTGGTCGAGATCGGAAACGAATACGGCCCTGACGTTGTGCGGGCTGCCATCAACATGCTGGAGGATTTGCGGGAATGAACAGAAAAGACATTATCCCGTTTGCGCTTGCCAGTGGCTTTGAGCGAGTGGAGAAAGAGTACCAGTTCATGCCAGACACTTACGAAGTGTCGGCAAGTGATCTTGAACTATTCGTCGAAAAACTTACTTGCAAGCCGCTGACGGAACCAGAGTTGAACGCCATCGAACCTACATGGCCGAATGAATGGGATTACGATGATGTGCTGGAGTTTGTCAGAACCATCGAACGGGCACATGGAATAGGTGAAGCATGAACGATTTAATCAACAAAGCCTGGCGCGTCATCAATAGCTGCCAGACGCACCGGCAGGCACGTGCAGCCATGCGCTATCTAGAGCTGATGGCAGACCATCATCCGGAGATAGACGTAAGCCAGCTCCGTAAAGAACTGGCCACGTTGTTTGACCTTACTTGAGCAGTTCCTTAATGGAGGCATTGCCCAGCACCATGGCTGTGGCAATGACCCCCACGATCCAGAAGACCTTCTGGAGCACTGATCGACCAACCGAGGCGTAAACTTCGGTGGTCATCTTCTGGACTGCAAGCTCAGCGGCCTTTTGGGCGATGTGCTCTATCTGTTCATCTGTCAGGACTGGTGCTCTGCGACGGTCTGGGCCCTCGTAGATTTGCTCGTCCATTAGACACCTTCGATTACCGCTATTGCTGCGATAATGGCAGCCTCATCAGCATCCTCTGGCAACTCAAGAATCCAAGGGCCGACATGCGTCCCTTGGTCATTCTCAACTGCTGCCACGACGAACAGCGTACCATCCAGGCGTTTTTCGACGGTTTGTATCAAGATCATGGCGCTACATACCCCTGAGCGTTGACATACACAGCACCAGTCGTTGAGGCTGTCAGCGTTACCACTTCCAAAAGTGTGTTAGCTGTGCCCTTGAGAGGATTTGAAAAAATAATATCGCTTGTAGGAAGACCACCCGTAGGGATTTTGGTACGCCAGATAACAGTACCAGCAGCTCCGTCCCGGACTGCCAGTTCAGTCGCAGTACCAAGGGCTTCCGCCATGACTTGCAGCGAGGTGATGTAGTTCCTCTGGCCAGCGCCGCCAGCCGCTTTGATTGTCACGGCAGTGGTGGAGTTAAGGATGCCACCAGCCGCAGCAGCGTAGACCCAATCGTTTTCAGGGATCGAGTAGGGCTTGCTGACAGTAGCACCACCAGCCGTCACCCTGGCACGCCAGAATGGGTTGGTGGGGTCCATTATCATGTGACCATTGTTGCCAGTGTCTGCGATACCGAAGGCGTAAATCTGCATCTGAGCAGCCGCCGCAGGTGCAGTGCTGTTAATGGCAATAGCCTGGAAAGGCAATGTGGCAACGAACAACACAGGAATTTGGATAGTGGCAACCGGAGTAATAGTGTTGTTGACGTAGAAGTCTAGGCGATCAGCACGACGAGCGATAGCACTGTAGAACGGCGTGTTGTTTACCAGTGTGACACCAGTGGAGACGTTGCTTGTGCGCGTTCCGTTCTGATACACAACCGCAGTCAAGACGCCAGCAGCAGACAGTTCAAAACCACAACCGTTGACGATAGGCGCGGAGGTTGTAGGCGTAGCCTGTACAGAACCCCAACCCCAGAACCGCAGGGTATTAGCCTGAACGACGTTGGGAATGGCTTGTGTCAAGCCAAAGGCTAGGAAGTTGACACCATTAGGAGTAAAGGTGGGTTGTGTGTACAAACCACCATAGGCGTTCGCCGTGGTGCTGGAACTGATGGTCAGCACGCCATTGGAGACAGCAGCCGTACCGGTTGCCGTTTTGGTCGTCCAGCGGTTGGTCGTGTCCAAGCTGTCAAACGGCTCAGTGAACCACGCATTGGGTTCTTGGGTTACTCGCAGGTAACCGTATTGGGTAACCCCGGCTTCGACGCCATTAGACCCGAGGACAGACCCAAGGTCTTCGCTTGTCATTGGGCGAATAGTGCCGTCCAATGAGTCTTTAATATGATTCAGTGCCATGGCTTACATCCCCTTCTTTTTGGACTTGCCAGCTTTCTGATAGGCGGCAGCAGATGCCTGGGCTACAGCAGCCTTCTTGCTCTTGGGCTTGCTGGTGCCGATCTTGCCGGTTTCTTTGTACTTGGTGACCATTTCCCCAATGTTCTTGGAGATGGTCTTCTGGCTTTTGCCTTTCTTGAGGGGCATGTTGTCACTCCTGATTGAGTGCCCACTTTCCGGGATGGACGAGGGCTATGAGACAAGTTCAGTTTAGATCATTTCTTCTTCGCAGTCTTGGCCGACTGTTTGAACGCCTTGTCAGTAGGGGCACCCTTGGTACCAGGCTTACGCATCTTCTCGCCTGAGCCAGCCTTGATACGGGCACGCTTGGCGGCAATGTTGGCATAAAGTCCTTTAGCCATGGTCAGCTCCTCATCAACAGTTTGGCTTCATCTTCCCGGCGAGCAGTCAGGCCCGCCAGCACCTTGCCGCCAGCCTTGTTCCAGCGCCGAATCTCTTGCGAGGCTTCCAGCCAGTTGCCAGCATCAACCCGCTTCTTGAGGGTGCTGGACTGGTAGTTGCCGATGCCCAGGTTGTAGATGAAGTCAGCGATAGCCGCCAGCTTGTAGTCAGCACCTTGGAGGATCGGGGAGGCTTTGAGGGCCGCATCGATGGCCGTCTGGGCATCCTTTACTAGCCTCTCGTCAGCCTTCTCCTGCGTCCAGACGGTGCCCTCACGGACGTAGCGTCCGGTAGTACCCCAGCCTATGGTCCACACCCCAGCGGGGCATTTGTAGGCAATGAGGGTGCCATCGGCCTGTCGCTTGTGGCAGCCCTCATACTTCTTGATGAGTTCAAGTAGGTGCTTCATGGCTTTTTGTCCGATGTGAAGACGCCAACCAGACCCGAGACAGTGATGCCAATGGTGATGATAGTCTCGGCCTGCAAGGGCAGGATAGGTACACCAGCCGCCGTCAACAGCATGATAATGCCACGCCAGGTTGAAGGCTCTTTCAGACGCTCAACTGTCTCTGGACTCATGTCACTTCCCCTTCTTCTTGGACTTCTTGGCATAGGCTTTCATCGCAGCCATTTCCACTTTGTCTTCCATCTTCTCTTTCTTCATTTCAGCTTTGGTCTTGGGCTTCTTTGAAGGCATCGCAATGGCGATCATGATGGCTGGCATTTTGCCTTTCTTACCGTTCTTCATGGTGTAGTTCCTTGGTTGTGTCTGCCTGTTATGTGTTGTATACAGGAATGTATCCAAGTGGTGTTCCGTTTGCGTCGGTGACAACAAACTTATTCACAATAGACCCTGAGGTTGTGGTCCCTGTCGCATTATTAACCGACAGGTTGTTCGTTTGTGACCCGACTAAGTTAAGGGCCGCGCCAGCGTCTTTTCCAAAAAAGTTAACGGCAGGGGACTGAACCACGTTAAACATGGAGGTTATGGTTGACGTGTCAAAAGCAAAGACCCCATAGGAAGTCTGAGACAGCATGGAATTCGACTCACAGACCACTGATGCGTTGCCTGTTGTAATCACGCCAAAAGACCCGCCAATCAGTTGACATCCGGCTACAAAATTACTAACGCTTCCGTCTTGGAATTGAATACACGCGCTTGTGGTTCCGCTTATATCGCATCCACGGATCGCCACTTGATCCGCATCAACCAAGATACCTTGAGCAGAGGCTGTTCTTATCCGAACGTTATTGAGCGTAACCCGTACAGCTTTTGGAGTCCCCGTTTGCCTCAAATTAATAGCCGGACCAGTGCCTTTACCAGCCGTCACAGCAACAACGCTTACATCTGAGACCACCGTATCGTACAGCTCCCCCGTGCTGGTGCTCAACGGGCATCCTATTTGGATGCCACCCGTAACAGTAGAGTTCCAGTCGAATACAGATACACCGCTGATAAAGTTGCCGTACTTGTCTGCGTTTACAGCGTTTGTAATAGCGGCTCCTGCATTGCATGACCGAGCAATACAGCCGACTATACCGCTTATGTTTGAGCTTTCAATGACGAAGCCTGTATCGGTACAGTTCGTCGCCAAGCAGCCGATTATCAAATTGCTTTCGCCAGATGCAAAAAACCCGTCTGCTGCGTTTGCGCCAGAATCGCCGCAATTAACCGCTGTGCAGTTTTCGATTTTGCATCGAATGGACGACCCGCCTACCACAAGGCCGACAGCAGGAATAGACGAGTATCCCCTAGCGTTTTCAACGTACACATTGGATGCTGTGCAATCGTCGCAGTCCGTAAAACCAAGGCACATGAAGCGAACATTCTGTCCGGCAGACCTGTTCGCCTTGTTTGCATCGAAACGAATGTTCTTAACGGTGACGTTTGTTTTCGATGCGGCCAGCATCATGTATTCAAAATTGACTGCCGCCTTTGCTCTGATTGTCGCGCCTTGCCCATCTATAGTCAGATTGTTTTTCAAATTGAGTGTATTAATAATGATGTACGTACCGGCTGGAAAAAACGTAGTCCCGTATGCCGGAGTCGCGTCTATGGCCGCTTGTATGGCCAACGTATCATCAGTCACCCCATCACCCACTGCACCAAAATCCTTGACGCTCACCGTCTCGCGGAGCTTGGTCTGGACAGAGCGAGTGACAGCACCTGAACCGGCAGGCGTATAATTTACATCGGCAGCATTTACACCAGCAGGAATGTTATCGATGGTCCAGATGGTCGTTCCTGTGCTGTCTTTAAGGATAAACTTATAGTTTTTAGTCGAGTCAAGCCAGATCAGTTTGAACGTAGTCGGCTCGCCCCGGCTGTCCAGCACCACGCTGGTCCCTGCCACGGTCCCGGAATTGTCCGAGAACATGTTAGTCGGGGTGCTGGTGCCTGCCAGATAAGCGTACAGCGTCCCGCTGACCAGCGGGTTGCCAAGGTTGTCAAAGAACTGCTGGGGGATCTTGGTAAGCGGGGCGTAGGCCATGGGTCACTCCGGAATCTGTTGTCTCAAGTATAGGCTATTGGGCCTGCTCGCGGTTGATCTCAGTGGGCGCAGGGCCTTGCAGAATCTGGCCAATGGTCCGAGCCAGCAATGGCGATGCAGCCTTCTCGCGTGGACTCATCTGGCGCAGCAGCAAAGTGTTCTCGCGCAGCTTTTTGATGGCGTCCGGACTGGTAATGATGCCGGCCAGTTCTTCGGAGTATTTGCCCATACGCATATCGTTGATGGCGTTGCCAAGCATCTGCGGCCAGTTCAAAGGTTGAGCTGCCCCGGCAATTGCCATGCCTGCTTTTGTACCAAGGCCAGCCGATGCCAGTGCGTCAGCCTGCAAGTCTTTGGCAATGTACCCACCAGGCACTGTGATTGACTGACCTTTGAAGCTCTTACTGGTGGCCTCAAGGACTTCCATCATGTCACGCAGGGCTTGGTACTGTTTGGAATCCAGTGATTCTTTGAGGAGCTTACGTTGCTTTTCAGTACCGAATAGCTTGGACCGATAAACGCCGCCAAGGTTCTGAACGGCACCTACCTGCGATTCTCGTACCGTGCTTTCCAGAACATCCTGCAAATGCGCCCTGACGACGTTGTTCCAGCTTGCCGGGTCAGCGGCTTGGATGATCGACTTCGCCTCTTTGAGGGCTTCTGGTGACGAACTAGGGCCAAACAGAGTGCGACCCAAGGTTTGTGCCTGTTGGCTATCGGCTTTTACAAAACCGCCGATAATGCTCTCTTCCAGTTTGTTGATAGGCTCGCTCAGTCTGGCGAATTCAGTCCTGGCCTGATTGTAAGTCGAAGAAAAGCCGTCCAGCTTTTCTACCAACCCTTGTGCCGCCTGTTCGTATTGCATGGCCTCGGCGTTGTTGCCTGCCCTGCGGAGAGCTTCGGCCTTATCATTAAGTTGACGCTTGGCAAGATCGTACCAACCAAGGGCTTTATCAGTGACACCTTTCATCACTTTGGCGGCTTCTGCTGGATCTTGGATGCCAGCAACCAGATTGGCATTCTGTGTGCGCACTTGCTCCAATGAATCGTTCATAGAGCGTTTCCAAACAGGCTTTGATTGCACTGTTTTAAGGGCCTGAGCCACCAATGGGTCGCCTGCAAGGTCTGCCGCCACATCATCAGGCACCAGTTCTGGATAGGATGCCTTATAGAATTGCTCAGATGCGTCTCTGCGAGCAGACTTTAGCGTTGCAAGACGAGCGTCAACAGACCTTGCGCCCTTCAAAAAGCCTTCGTGAGGGCTGGCATTGGTCGAGAGTGTGTCAAAAAAGCCATACATGGCCTTTTGAATGTCTGCATTCCTGTTTTTCAGGAACGATTCAATCGTATCAGCCGAGTTTGGCAGGTTTGAGAGTAGCCATTGCTGGTTGATCAGCGACTTTAAACCTGTTACCTCGCCCGGAGTAAGCTGGATACCTTGGGTTTGAGCCAGATTCGATAGCCTATCAACGGCCGTCTGGTTCAATTTGGCAATGTCCGAGACTGCCCTGCGCTCTTTGAACGCCTGAACACCACGTCCAAGCAGTTTGCCACCAGCCTCGCTTACTGTACCGATGGCAAAGGCTTCGGCCAGTTGCTTTTGGTAGGCATCCCAGTCCCGAGGCTGACCAAATGCCTGCGTGGCGATCTCCTGACGGATAGCCTCACCAGCCGCTGAGCCTGCGCCACCGCCAAGAATTGCGCCGGCAGTGGCCCCTACAGGACCGCCAGCGGCCATACCTGCTGCACCTCCACCAACTGCACCAGCAGTGCCAAGGGCCATGCCTGGAATATCAGAGACAAGCCCGGCCGCAAACTCTTTAGCCCCACCCAACATGCCAGAAGGCGACTCAGGGTAGAACTGACCATCTGCCGCTTGGTAGTAAATCTCGCCATCGATGACGCGGTACCGCTCAGGAGATATGCCACGCTGCTCAGCAAACATGCGAATCTTGGTGGCAGGGTCATCAATGAATCCGGCCCGAACCAACGCCCCCATGCTGGCAGACCTGTCGCCTTCGCCAAACTGCACTTGTGGTTGTGCTTGTAGCGAAATGGTCGGGTCAGTAAAGCTCTCTTTCCACGATCCAGTCGCAGCAGGAGCCGCCTGGGCTGCGGCCTTCTGTTGGTCCATTAATGCTTGTGTTGGATCAACAAAACTATCGCGCCATGTGCCGTTTGCCATGTGTATTCCTCAGCGAATCGAATAGCCTTCAAGGCGCAACTGTTGTTTTATCTGCTCATCGTTAAGGCCTTGCTTCTCAAGCTCCATGCCGCGCTGCATGAAGTTCTTGCCACGGCCCGATAGGAACAATTGATCAGCTTGGTTCTGGAAGTCTTTTGATGATGGACTAAGGCCTTTCTCAAGCAATGAGTTTTGAATATTGATCGTCCTTGTTGCCTCATTTACCAGCCGATCATACGATGATGTGAACTCCGTCGGACTCAAGTCTGTATTGATAATAGAGTCTTTGAGTGCAGAGATTTCTGCCACAGCAGCAGCCGCACCAGTAATGTCTTTTTTGTACTGGTTAAAGAACTGCTCAACGCCTTCGGAGAATTGGCGATATTGTCCAAGGTACTGTTTTTCAGTCGGATCAAGACTGACGCCTGCTCGCTCTTTCGTCTTCAAAAGTGCCTGACGGCCTTTGCCAACATATGTCAGGAATTGAGGATCAAACGTAGAACGAATGTCTTTCAGTCTTGAAAGGTTATCAATTGCGCCTGTTACTTTCTCTTGGGCTTTGCCGATATTGCCAGAGGAAAGCGGGGCGCCAACAGTTACAGTGCCGTCCGGACCAACAACGATGCCTGTCTTCTCTGGAGGGTTGACGCCATCGACTCTGCCTACCAGTTGACCATCAACAAACTGATAGAAGCCAGGTTGACCAGTCTTCGGGTCTACGCCTTGCCTGATGGATACGTTTGGCGTTTTTGCAGACCGGGACAGGATGAAATTGCGATACTCTGGCGTACCTTCTGTAAGGCCAATTGCCTCAGCCTCTTTCATGGCGGCTGTTCTAGTATCTGCCGCCTCTCTTGGAGCCGTAAAGATGCCCATTTGCTGGGCCATGCCCGTGACGTTGCCTATATCTTCAAGAATCCCTCTAACATCGCCGGCATCAATTTTGGCCATACTTGCTGCTCTATCTTCTTCATCAAGCAAATTTGTACCTTGAATGAAGTTCTTTAAACCGGCCATATCTCCTGCCCGAAGATACTTTAGTGCTTTCTGTCCTGCCAGTGCGCCACCCTGCACAGAAAGTTTTTGCTGTGCTGTAAGGTTTTGCAAGCGTTGCGCTTCAAGTGCAAGCGGCGTTGCCTCAGCAGACTGTTGCATGGACTGAATAGCGGCAGCGCCTCTAAGGCCACCAAGTAGAGCTTGTTGAAGATCAACGCCTTGCGCCATCAGGGGAATTCGTGGGTCTATAGCCATGATCTTTACTCAATCAATAGTTAAACTGGTTAGCGCAGCATGTATGCTGTTCCAAGCGTTGTACCGGCACCTATTAGCCCTTGCAGCATTTGGTTTTGAGCATTTGCAGCGCCAACCACTCCGGCAGCTTGCGCGCTTGCTCCCTGAGTCAACAGGTTGCCAATGTTTGACGCAGCCCCTTGGATATTGGCCGCTTGCTGTGCTGCCGATGCCTGTCCCAATCCCGTGAGATTGAACAATTGCTGGTATCGACGCTCCTGCTCTCCGATACGCTCGCCCAAAAGCGCCTGACGGGCCATGACATTCTGCGCCTGTATCTGACCAGCGCGGCCAAGGGCAAGGTTCTGCACTTGCTCGGCAATCGCCTGTGGCGTAGTGCCAGACATCAATTTGCCTCTAGCGGCTGCTGATGACTCAATTCCGCTTATGGCCTGACGCTTGAGCGATTGGAACAGCGTATCTTTTTCAATGTCTGCCGGAAGGATTGATGGCAGACCCTGCGTCACATCACGGGTCAGCATTCCGAATTCTGGCGATTGCGCGGTTTTTTGGTATTGCTGAATAATCTGTTGATTGCGAGCAATGCGATCTTGTTCCGCAAGAGCCTGTTGATAACGAAACAATTCTGGACTTACTCGTTCTGTAGTAGCACCACCGCCCGCTCTTGTTCCAATTGATCCCATTCCACCAGCAAGTTTTTGCATTTGCTCGCTGGCTCTGCCCCGCTGACTCGGACCTGCTTGGATAATCATAGCGCGTTCTTTGTCAGAGAATCGCGGTTTATATGCTAAGGCAGATTCATAGGCTGATGCTTGCTCAGGAGTAGTAATCCCTAGAAGACTCAGCAATTGGCTTTGAGCCGCCCCACCAGCGCCCATGTATGGGGCAAGTTGCTGGGCAATCTGTTGGCGGGCGGCTTGCTGTTCAGCAATTGCCGCCTGTGTTCCTCTCAATTGCAATTTGCCAGCGTCTTCGGCTGCTGCTGCGGCATCCATCCCGCCACCAATAGAGCTGCCAAGTGCAGCCCCTCCGAGTCCATAAAGAGCTAAACTTGCCCCGCCTGTCGCTGGGGCAAGGGCAAGTCCCGCCGCTGCTCCTAATGCTGCTCCTAATGAACCTTTACTTGCACCCATATATCACCTCACCAAGCCCAAATACCACTGATCGTGGAGTTGGCCCTTCTTTAAGTAGCTTTTTCTGTTGATGCCTTCGACTTCAAATCCAACGCTGAGGCCAAAATCTCTGACATTTGGATAAAGAAATGGGATCTGCGCGACAAGTTTTTGAACACCCATGTCCCAAGCCCATCGAATAGCTTTATGAGCAAATTCTTTAGCAAATTCTTTGCGATATTCAGGAAGGACTTGAACATGGCACTCCCAAGTGATCACATTTATCGGGTGATACATGACTATACCTATTGGATCGGCTCCTACGATGCCGACCACATAGGCAGCCCCTATCATTGAGGGGATAAAGTCTTCTCGGAGTGGTGTCCCGTCTTCTGCGATCCGGTCGTAGATGTCCGGATGGGTCAGGATGGCTCGGACCACATCACAATCATAGCACTGAGCGACCAGAACGTCAGGTGATCTCACGGCCGGACGCACTGATAGTCAAGGAGGTAGCAGCCCCGGCAAGCGTCGAGATAAAGCCGCCAGACTCTAGGGTCTGGCCTACCAGCTCAGGGCAAAGGTACGTCTCCGAGGGCACTATGGTCCGGGCTTTGACAACAAGGTTGCTGTCACTGGCTGACCCGGCAGACGCCACCAGGTTACAGGAGAAGGTCACGTTGCTGGCAGACGTGTTCGTCACCGTGAACTTATCGATGATCGTCTTGCAGTTGCTGGCCGTGTACTGCGTTGTCTGGCTGCTCTCGGCCTGCTTGCGGGGAATGAGGTTCTTAACTGTGACCGTCATGGGCGTACCCTCTATCGTGATCCGGTGGAAATGTTATCGGTGACCGTCAGAATGACGCTCGGAATGGCTGGTACCGGCGCAGCGGCTGCTTGGGCCAGTATTTGCACTGCCGTATCTGATGCCGAGTACATCATCTCAAAATAGTCGCCAGCCTTGAGTTTGATAATATAGTTCCAGGCTGCTACCAATTCACCATCATTGCCTTTCAGTCTGAGTTGACCAGCAGAATTTGCAGCATCAACACCGTTGATCCTGTACCAGATATAGATCAGATGGCTTCCGCCACTGGTATTGTCCAACTGAGCCGAAAATTGAAAGTTGTACACCCCATCACCAATGACATAAACGCGACTGGTCGGAGAGCCGATATAGACGCCATAGGACAGGTCAGTCGTGTTGAAAGTGATAGCGTATGCCGTGTTGATGGCTGCCGGTGTCTGCGTCGTGGTGTCATAAAATGCCCCGTAGGTATGCCTGATCAGCTCCAGTGGAGCAGGTTCTATGTTATCAGTGGCCGTTAATGCCGGAACCTGTGGCGGCGTCAGGTCATCAGATGCCCCAGATCCGCTCACCACTGGCGGTGCGAGGGCCAGCACATTAAGGGCTTGGTTGATGCCCTCCAGCGCCTGTAGCGCCTGTGTGGCCCTCGCTTCCGTAGTGGCCAGATCAACGCCAGTCTCCTGAATGTACTGGTTCAGGAGGTTGAGTGCCTGAGTGCCCTTGTTGTCGGCAACACCTGCATCAAGCCCGCTGTCTGCCACATCGTCATTGCCGCCACCAGTACGCGTCCAGAGCTGGAACAGGATGGTCCCAACCTGCTCAAAGTAGGCCCGCAGGTCAGGATCTTGATTGATCTTCTGCGGAATCCTGAGCGCCGGTGGTGGATTGACCTTGATTGCCATTAGTACCCCGCAAGATCAAGGTCAACGGCTGCACTGAACATGCCGACAAACACAGGGTCGGTGAATCGAATCTTGATCACGCCAGAATAGAAAGACTCGATGTGATACCACTCGACACGGGTCTGGTAGTGCCCGCCCTGGCCGATGCTCACCTGATACTCTGCGCCCCACGTCTCGCCGCCATCGGGCGACAGACTGAACATGACCACAGGGTTAGACCCTTGGCCGGTAGCAGTACCGACGCCGGTCTGCATGATCAGCTCAAAGCGATTCATCATCAGCCGCTTGCCGGGTGCGCCAACCAGAGAGCCATCAATCGGGGCAAGGATGCGCTCTTTGACTTGCGCGGCCCCAAGGTCGTCAAACGTAGACAGGCTCCATTCGTAGACGTTGCCCTGATACCCGACAAGGTGCTTGCCGTAGCAGTAGACGTAACTGGTCGCCAGATGTTGGCCACCACTGACGCCAGAGGACAGTTGGAACCAGAAATTACTCGTTTCCGAGTAGCAGAAAGTTTTACCCTCGGTCGGAAAGTACATGACAATGAAGTCCTGCCCTTCCAGTTTGAGCGTGTAAAACACGTCGTCAGACACCGTGGTCATGATCTCAAACTCATGCGCCATGCTGGCGGTCGTCCCA